CCGGGCTGAATATCGACGATGGAAGAATAGAAGGAATCCCGGAACCATTTGGAAACGGGAGTCAGAGACATAGTAACCAGTTTGGTGGAGGTGGTGAGAATTCCGGAATGCGCGGCCCGTGGTCTTCTGGGCTTGGACGCTGGCCCGCGAACATCCTACACGACGGAAGCCCCGAGGCGTTGAGCGTGTTTCCCGAGGTAGAATCTGGGAAACCAGCAGGGGTAAAAACCGGAGGACAAGGGACCGTTTTTGGACATTTGAACGGTGGGATACCGGTGACGGGATACGGTGATTCAGGAAGCGCCTCCCGCTTCTTCTATTGCGCCAAGGCTTCAAGCGAAGAGCGAAGCGAGGGAATGACCGGGCCAGAGCGAGAAGCTGGAATAAAGAACAGCAGTGGGCGCGGGTTCTCTGAAGGGTCGCCCTACGCAAAAGTCATGCGGCGAAATAACCACCCCACCGTCAAACCATTGTCCATCATGCGCTACCTGGTTCGCCTGGCCAAAATGCCCCATCGCCCGGGATACCGTCAGAAAGTTCTAGACCTCTTTGCAGGATCCGGCACCACTGGGGTGGCCTGCGTTTGGGAGGATGTCGACGCCGTTCTGATCGAGAAGGAGCCAGAGCACGTGGAAATCATCAAGGCCCGTTGCGCCCACGCGATAAGGACCAAGGCGCTTCAGCCGGAACTTTTCACCGAACGAGGTGAAACGACGAAAGAGACAGCGAATCAGCAGGTGGAACTATTTTGAAGGTTGACAATGTTTTTATCCAATGTTATCCCATACAGGAAAAGCGAGGCCTTCCATGATCGAGGTTCCCATTTCTATCGCCGAACTTCGGGAAAAGTACGCAACCCTTCCGGTGCGTGAGGTGATAAAACACTTCGATCTTCCCAACGCGACGAGGCTCTATCAGCTTCTCAGTCAGGCAGGAATCCCAAGAAAGAGAAACCCCAGGCCCACGATGAAAATCAAGCTGGTGGATTGACCATGGGAAGATACCGAAAAATAGAGGTAGCCACCTGGGGAGACTCAAAGTTTCAAGCCCTATCGGCACCCCTTCCAAACGCCCAAAGTCTTTGGTTCTACCTCCTCACCGGGCCCCACACAAACTCCATTCCAGGCCTCTTCGTGATAGGAAAAGCAGCTCTAGCGGAAGCCCTGAAATGGGATGAAACCGATGATCTTTTGGAAGGCTTTCGCAAAGCCTTCGATGAACTCCATACCGCAAAAATGGTTCGTTTTGACCCCAAAACAAGGCTTGTTTGGATCCCAAACGCTCTGAAGTACAATCTCCCCGAGTCCCCCAACGTTATCCGGTCCTGGAAAGCCCAAATCCGAGAACTCCCCGAGACAGAGCTTTTAGGCATCGCCCTAAGTTCAATCCGTAGCACAATTTACGGAATGGGTGAAGGCTTCCAGAAAGCCTTTGTGGAAGCCTTTGGCAAAGACATGCCGAAGGGGTACCGCCAACCTTCGCCTAATCAAGAGCAGGAGCATGAACAGGATCCTGAAGAATTTGCGGATTCGCCAAAAGCGAACCCGGATGTTTCACCTGTGGATATTGTGGATAACTCCGCGCCCTCCGAGGCGGACTTTTCACCCGAACCGACCACTGAAGATTTCCAGGTCCCTGCCTCGTTGGTCATTCCCAAACCCCTGAAGTTCACCGACGATGAAGCCGCCGAACTCTCGTCCCAAACCGGTGAGCATGCACAAGCCCACCTCGCCAGGTTGGCACTCATCCGAGTCGGCAAGGACTACGGGTTCAAGAACGACTGGGCGCTCTTGCGCTGGTTCTGGGACAAGGCCGGGGGCCCATCCGAATGGCTGGCCGGAGAGAAGCCCGATACCCCTACCGGACTCCGAGCCGAAGCAGCCAAACCAGCAAAATCAGGGACGACGCCCGATGAGATGAAAAGCGGGGTCACGATCAACATGACCGCCAAGGACTTCGTTACCGAGGCCAGAGCGGCGAAGGCGCAACAGGGATGACGGGCATGGACGACTTCGGGCGAAAGGGTGATACTGGAATGGGGGACACTGTTTAGTCATGGCTAAAAAATCCAAGTCTGACATCATGCACGACAAGTTCGTCGCCCGGTATCTCGTCAATGGGTACAACGGCGCGGAAGCCGCTAGGTTCGCCGGGTACTCGGAAAAGACGGCGCACGTCCAGGGATCGAGATTGTTAAGCGATGCTAACATTCAGGCCAAAGTGAGCAAGATGGTCGAGAAGGACCTGAAGAACCTCGACGTGGACCGTCATCGGTGGCTGGCCGAGGTCCGGGGCATCGCCTTCTCCGACATCCGCGACGTGACCATTTTCGACTCCTCCGGGGTTGGCTTCAAGGATTCCGACAAGATCACCGATCAGGCCGCCCGGGCGATTGAGTCGGTGGAATCCATCACGACCTACGACAAGGAAGGCCGTCCCACGGTACAGCGCAAGGTCAAGCTATACTCCAAGGCGAAGGGCCTGGACACCCTCGGAAAGTTTATGGGGATGCTCAAGGAAGACCCTGCGGCCGGGGTGACGATCATCATCAACGGGAACGAAACGGACCTCGCTTGAACTACGTCCCAAACCCGAAACAACTTGAGCTTCGAAAGCTGGTTTCAAAGCACCAGTTCGTTCTGGCCGAAGGCGGGAGCCGGTCCGGGAAAACCTTCGAACTCCTGAACGACGTGTTCGTCCGGGCCTGCCTGGTCCCCGGATCTATCCACCTGATTGCCCGTCTTCGTTTCAGCCATATCAAGCGGGCCATTTGTTACCAGACCATGCCGCGATTGCTCAAGGCTCGAGGCATTCCTGCGGGCGCTGTACCGCTTAACAAAACCGACTGGTTTTACACCCTGCCCAACGGTTCGCAAATCTGGATTGCAGGCCTCGACGAGGGCGCCCGCCTTGAGAAGGTTTTGGGCAACGACTACGCTACGATCTACATCAACGAGGCCTCGGAAGTTTCCTACGACGCTTTCGACACGTTGCTGTCCCGCCTCGTGCCGCCCCCGGGAATGCGCGGTAAATTCCTGATCGACTTCAACCCGCCAAGTAAGCAGCACTGGGCCTACAAGATTTTCCATGAGCGGAAGTGGCCCGACGGCCGCCCGGTACCCGATGATGATTTCGTGTTCCTCAAGATGAACCCCGAGGACAACAAGGACCACCTTCCCGCCGAATACTTCAAAACCCTCGAGATGATGTCCCTCGCCAAGCAACAACGTTTCCGCTTAGGCGAGTATTCCGACGACCAGGGGAGCCTATGGAAACGTTCGTTTTTCCGGTATGCCGACGACATCGCCAAAGAGGAACTTCTTCGCGTGGTGGTGGCCGTGGACCCATCCGGCACGGTGGATGGCGACGAGATTGGAATCATCGTCGCGGCGCAGACTGGCCAGGTGGATGTCAACGGGCTTGAACTTTTCCTTGTGTTGGATGATTATTCGCTTCATGGCACACCGAGAGAGTGGGCAAACGAAGTGAACGCGGCTTACGTGAAGTGGGGGGCTGACCTGGTGGTAGCGGAAAAGAACTTCGGCGGCGACATGGTGGAGGACGTGATTAAGCGCAACCACCGAAACATGAACGTCAAGCTGATCACCTCCAGCCGTGGCAAGGTGGTACGCGCCGAACCGATTTCCGCCCTGTACGAAGCCCATCCGCAAAGCCGGGTTGCACACCGGGTCCCGTTCCTCCTTCTCGAGGACGAGCTTTGCAACTACGAGCCTGGCAAGTCCAAAAGCCCCAACCGCCTTGACGCCCTGGTCTTCGCCCTCTCGGAACTCTCCGGGGACGGGCCAAGCATTTTCGACGTTCTGTAGGAGACCACCACGATGTCACGACGCCACCCGGTACCCAAAGACACCACCCGACGAGACAACGCATTCGGGGCCGGTCTGGGCGACCTCGTCACCATGGTGCAAGCCGGGTCCTTGCTCACCGGGGGTAGCCAGCTTTCCGCATACAACACCATCGCCCACGACAACAACTACAGCTTGATTTCGCTGAACCGGATTGTGCTGACCTACCTTTTCACGACCAACGGCCTCTTTCAACGGGCCATCCAAGTCCCCATTCAGGATGCCATTTCCAAGGGCGTCGAACTGATTTGTGACGAAATCAACGCTTCGGACATCGACACGGTCATGGAGTTTTGGGACGACGAGGGAATCTGGGACACCGTGCTCAACGGCGCCACGTGGTCGCGGACCTACGGCGGGGGTGGCATCGTCATCAACACGAACCAAGACCCCGAGACCCCTCTCCGACTGCGGGGCATTGGTCGAAGTCCCCTGGAGCTCTACGACGTGGAGCGGTGGCAACTGGACTCGAATTTCCCGTACACCGAGGAATTCGAGTATCAGGGGAAGCAGGGCGAATTCATGTACCTCCTCGGGAAGAAAATTCATGAAAGCCGGTTCATCCTGATGAAGGGCAAGAGGGCACCATCCTACGTTCGCCGCCAGCTTCGTGGCTGGGGAATGTCCGAGGGTGAACGGATGATCCGGGAGCTCAACCTGTACCTGAAGACCCAAGACGTGCTTTACGAAATCCTGGACGAGTCCAAAATCGACGTGTACCACATCAAGGGTCTGGCGCAGAAGCTCATGACCTCGGCCGGAACGATGCAAATTGCCCAGCGCGTCCAGTTGGCGAACCAGCTCAAGAGCTACGTTTCGGCCCTCATGCTCGACGATGGGGAAGATTTTGAGCAAAAGACCATGGCTTTCTCCGGGCTGGCGGAGGTCACTCGGGAGAACCGAATCGGTATCGCCGCGGCCTTGAGCATGCCGGTAACTAAGCTCTTCGGGATGTCGGCCTCCGGGTTCTCGTCCGGCGAGGAAGACCTTGAGAGTTACAACCAAATGGTTGAGTCGGAGATTCGGCGCCCGCTGAATCGGACCATAAAGGGGCTTTTTGACCTCACCTTCGCGTACCTGTTCGACTACATTCCCAAGTACCGTTTCAAGTGGCCCACCATGCGGGTACTCACCGAGACGGAGCACCAGCAGGTTTTGGACGCCGAGAACAACCGGATCCTCTCATGGTACGACCGTGGCTTGATGACCTCGCAAATCGCCGAGGACGAAGCGAAGAAGAAGGGAATATTTACCTCCGACATCAAGGTCCCCCTCAATCCAGTACCGCCCAACGGCCCGGAGTCCGTGTCACCTCCCACGGCTGCAATCCCGACCGTGACCAAGGCGAACGGCAAGGCCCCCAAGAATGCTCCGGCTAAAAGATAGCTATTGGCTCCCGATCCATCAGGAGCTCCAAAACTTCATTTGGCTGAATCTGTTCGACCCGATTTTCAACATCCTTGAGATCAAGAAACCTTTTCAGAACGCACGAGTGACCGCTCTGGTCCAAGCCATCGAAGAGGGCCGGATCAACTACGACAACGGGGTATTCTCCGGGGTCTTCGACATCCGCACCAGCCGGGAGCTTTCCGAATTCGCTACCTTCTCGCCGGTCGGAAAAACCTGGGTCGGAATGCCGCCGCCGGAAATTGCCGCCGCCGCTCTCAAGATCAAGGCCGCGGCCCAGGCGATGAATGAGAAAGTCGCCCGACTCCTACCACAATTTGACGCCAGGGTGACCCAGGCCATCAAGGCTCTACGCTTTCCTGTTAACCCACTTATTCAGGTTCTCGCCGGTGACGCCGCCGAGAGTATCCGGGGCTTGGCCGTCATGCCCGACTACACCCCGGGGGCCGTGGCCCGCCTCGCCGACGAGTACAACGACGCCCAGCGGTTCAACGTTCAGAACTGGTTTCCCGAGGAGATCCAGCGACTCCGGGACGCCATCGAAAAGAACGTAACCGGCGGCTACAACATCCGGGAACTTGAAGCTCTGATTTCCTCCGAATGGGAGGTGAGCCAGAACAAGGCGCGATTCCTTGCCAGGCAGGAGACAAGCCTTTTCGTTTC